GATTCATTTCAGCCGATGCTCCATGGTTTGTAAACACTAATAACACTAGCACCTTTTCCTATACTTTAAGTTTTCCCGTTGCTTTCACCAGTACACATTATACGGTTTGCATGACTCAGTTTAATAACAATCCAGCATCTGCCAGTGCGTTATTATCTTATGTGCCTTACTCTGGCCCTGCGGCCGCAATATACAGTACGCAAAAGAAAACCATCTATTGGATTGCAATTGGTTATTAATATCCAATAGCAAACCAAGAAATTGTTCCGTTACCGGTAAAGTCAGCAACAAATTGGAATCCCGTGTCATATACAGTAGCGAGTTTTACATTACCATAACTACTCGTTCTAGAATAACCAATGGTTACACCTGCTGTTGATGAGTTGAATCGTAAAGGGAAGTTAATAAATCCTAGACTTCCGGGTGTGTATCCTGGACTTGGAATAGCATATCTTCCCCACTGTAAATGCACAGTGGGGAAGTGTTTCATTTTCTAAAAATGAAGCGTCTAAGCAAGTTACATTACCCATAAGCTACTCGATGGGGTATTACCAAGTATTTGTAAACCTTAATATAACTTCGTCTTTTTCGGGCACTTCTTACCCTAATGTGGTTTGGGGGAATACGGTTAATGCAAATCTCATAAAAATCACGCAAAGTAAAACGCTTGATTGGGGGCCGTTGCTTAATTGGATTACTATAGGGTATTAATTCCCTATAGTAAACCAGCTTGTTGACACTGGTGCATTATGGCTATTTCTAGCTTTGAAGCTACTTGTGGTTGGTGCAGCAGACGCCCAGGTAACAATCTGTCCACTCAAAGACCACGGAAGTAGTAATAAAGTTGCAGGTGCTCTGGTAAAGGATATCGGGAAATTAACCGATGTATCTGTGCTGTAGCACTGAAAGTTTCCCCACTGTGAGTAACAGTGGGGAAGTATACATTTTGAAAGCAACCAAACGTCTCTTTCACGTACTTTTCCGATATCTTTCGCCTCTGGAGGTTGCGGATTATCTATTATTCCGTACTCTTCTGTAAATAACGCTGATACACAGCGTTGGCTTCTTCTGAAAAGTATGTCAAAGACAGAATTTGTAGTCACAATAAATAGTCAAATGTCTTATGGATTACATTATTATTGGTTTGCAATAGGAATTTAATGCCCGACTGCAAACCAGAAACACCCTATAGCAGCTGAAGTCGTTTTCATGTGCCAACCATAATTTGACAACCAAGTTACAGATGCACCAGAACCTGCTACTGTACTACCATTAGTAAAAGCTGAGACTAACATACTGTAAGGTGTGCTTGTGAAATAAACAGGAAAATAACCAACTACATCAACATTAGCAGCAATATTGCCATTATAAGTTCCCCACTGTAGAATTAAGTTCCCAAACAAACTACCCAGACAGATATACCCATTTGTTCCCATGCTGTACTGAAGTCCAGCAGCTTCCAGTGCCTTTTTCAGCAGCTTGGAAAACAGGCTGTCAGTGCTTATTGCAGATACCAGGCTGGCCAATGTGGAACCCAGCAGATGGTTTACTACAGCTGTACCAAAAGAGGTCTTTGGATAGTCGCTCTCGCAGACAGCCCTGCGGACTGTCCAGACCACGGTACCATCATTGATGGTAGTGCCTTCAGTTACTGGTGGAGTTATCACTGGTGCGGTAGTCCCGGTGGTACCGGCTGTAGTACATTCCAAGAAATACATGGCCGGCAAGTTTTCAAGCATGGCTGTTTCTTCAACAGCAACCGGGGTAGATCGTTTTGCAAGGCCCATGTAGCTATCCAGCATTTCGACATCAACCAGCCCTGCTGGGTCAATCTGTACCTCGATATTGGTTGCATTGGCCACAGCAATATTCATTGCGTATGTTGCGCTGACCTGTGCCGCTGCTGTACTTGCTGGGAGCCATTCCGGCTGGGCATCAATGGTAATCATATAAAGGATTTCGCCCTCATCCGGATCTGTTGCAAAGAGGCCCCACTCTCTTGCCCAGAAGCCTGCCTGAAGCTGAGTGGAAAGTACAACACCGGTGATGGTTGCATGGTCTCCGTCTGCTACTGAGGAGCTGATACCCAGTACCGCTTTAGCTCCAACTAAATCGGTCAAATTGTCCACGGCATCCATACTTTCGGTGCCGTCGCCCAGCTTGATTTTGGTGAGAACCAGCGCGGTGGTCCCCGCCTCTACTTTTGCCTGTAATGCTCTTCCTGCGGCCGTTAATACGCCGCCTGCCCACTGTGACATGTTCATTCCTCCATTTCTGTAGCTATTGCTACTGTAAACTTTTTATGTCGGGAAACACCGGCACCGAAGTACATAACCTCCTGTGCCTCATGATCGGTTGGTGTTTCCGGTGATACCTCATACCGGATATGCTGGGACATTCCGCCGCCAACATAAGTATGCTCAGTCCAAGTCTGGTCTGTAGGCTCTGCTGGTGATACTGTGATTCGCTTGTGTAAGTTAGGCACACCGCCCACACACAAGTCCGTATTCAGATACCGGATAAAACCTATCTCATCCAAATGAGACCTTACATTTTTTACTGAATTTATGGCTTGAATAACCCTCGCGATTTCTTCCTCAGAGGGCATTGTGTCTACTGTTGTTACCTTAAAGCGGTAAGGGTTGCCCCCATATTCAAACCATTCAGATACAACACCGCTTTCAAAAACGGTCTGAACCAATTCCTGTACAGCTGCCTTGGTTCCCTTCTTCATGTGCCATCTGATACTGTTCTTTACCAGAGCCCGTCTGGTGTTCAGGCTCAGTGTCGTATCATAAAAGTCAACATGGAGCTGGATGGCCAGCTGGTCAACCACATCACTGGGAAGATGGTCGATATTAGGATAAATGTTAATGAGCTGTGTTGAGGCTTCTATCTCGTGAATCTTGGCATCCACAACCTCAGCCAGTTCAACAACATTCTGTTTATCCAGACTGGTTGGAAGATTTTCGGAGATATTGTAATTTATCTGCTTCATTCATCTTCACTCCCCGCCATGGTAACACTGATATTATCAGCTACAGCTACTTGTGTATTGGATACCGTGGTGTATTCCGGATAGGTAACATTGACTCTTTTTACTCCATTTACTGCCATAATCGTCTGGATCAGTTTGGACGGGTTGACATCTCTCCCCAGCTTCTCCTTCTGCCAGTTTACATATTCAGATACGGCAGCAGTTACATCAGCCTGTACTGTGCTGGAATCCGCACCGGACATAATGTAGTATGTTGCAGTAATGTCATAAGTTACGGCCACCGGAGCCACAACAGATACATGGTCTGTAAGTGGCCTGATATCATCAGCATTTACCGCTGCATATATGTCATCAAGAATCTCCTGTCCCGGAATCTCACCGCCAACCAGCAAAGGAACTATATTTACCTCGCCCGGCTCCGGAGAACTTACATCCACATCAACTATTGAAGAATTGACGCTCTTGGTATAGAACTCATAGGAGCCTGCAGGACCAGCCACGGAGAAACGCTCAGGGGCTTCATAGATTCTCTCACGCAGTGCATCGTCTCCCTCAACAGTCGCCCCGCTTCCACTTTCGGTGGTATTAATCATAGTATCCACATAGGAAACTGGGTCCACGATGGTCTTAATCTCACCAGGCATATACCCGTTACCCTCAGCACCGACAACAGTACATGTGGCTGTAACAGTTCCTGTAGTGCTGCCTGCTGGTATGGTGAGGTCAGAGTCCGTTGCAAAATACAAATCTGTGCCTGTCGGGCTCACTCTTGTACCGGCAGGAATAACTGTCTCACTTTCCCGCTCAGCTGATAAAGTAACCTCTAAAACAGTTGTGGCAGGAGAAGCAGGAATGCGGGTAACACATAAGAGCGCTCCAAGGTTATCAAGGAAATCACCTTCTGAGTATTTCAGGAGGTTCATTTTGCCCGTGTCGTTAACATTGTTAAGCAACCTTACAAAGTCCTCTGCAATAAAGAGCAGAAACAGCCTTGTAGGATCACCCTGCGCAAGTGTCCGCCCCGTAATCTCGGTGTATTTATTGAATACCCAAGTCTCCACGGAATCCGCGTCCACATCCACAAAGTCAATATCCTTTAAATCATTCAGCCCCATTAATCGTCACCTCCACGGTAGGCATCAGCTTGCCTTCAAGAGTACCCGTATAAGTTATGCCCTTAATAATGGCTCTGGGCT